TCGTAAAATGAGAGAAGCAGAAAGAAGAGAACAAGCTGCTGTTGATTACGCTCAAGCTGTAGAACTTAAAAGAAGAGAATTGGAAACAAGGTTTGAAAAAACTGATTCCGAATACGTTAAGAAATTTGAGTCAAGTATCTCAACAGGTCTAGAAGCTGCGCAAAATGAATTAGCGATGGCAATAGAAGCTGGTGATGCAAAATCTCAAGTTGAAGCAAATAAAAAGATAGCAGAACTATCTTTTGAAAATGCAAAACTTAATGACGTTAAAAAAACCAGAGAAGTAGTACAACAAGAAAAACCTGTACAACTTTCCGATGGTGGTAGATTACCAGAAAGAACACCTACTGAATTACCAACACCAGATCCTAGAGCCGAAGATTGGGCTTCAAGAAATCCTTGGTTTGGAACGGATAGACCTATGACATTTACGGCTTTTGAAATACACAAAGATCTTGTAAATGAAGGCTTTGATCCACAATCACAGGACTATTATGTAGAAGTTGACAAAAGAATTAGAGTTGACTTTAGCCATAAGTTTGGTAATACTACTACAAAGCAATCGACCACGCCCGTTCAGACGGTCGCTTCAGCTAATCGAAGCGTAAAACCTGGTCGCCAAACTGTGAGACTCACATCTTCACAGGTAGCAATAGCTAAAAAATTAGGTGTGCCATTAGAAGATTATGCAAAACAATTAAAAATCACGAAGGAGAACTAAGCATATGATAAACGAAAAAGACAAAGACAATAAAGTAACTTCTCGTGCGAGTCAAACACGGTCAAATTCTGAAAGACCAAAAGTGTGGGCTCCACCATCTTCTCTAGATGCACCCCCTGCACCTGATGGATTCAGGTATAGATGGATAAGATCAGAGAGTGTTGGATTTCAAGACACTAAAAACATAACGTCTCGTATTAGAGAAGGTTATGAGTTAGTACGTGCCGAAGAAATCGAAAATGCAAATGACTATCCAATTGTCGACGAAGGCAAATACAAGGGAGTGGTTGGGGTCGGTGGCCTTCTACTTGCAAAGGTACCCGTTGAGATCGCGCAACAGCGTCAGGACTACATGACAAGAAAACATGAAGACCGAAGTGAAGCTGTGAATCAAGATCTTTTAAGGGAGCAAGATAAAAGGATGCCTATCAATGTTGATAGACAGACTCGTGTAACCTTCGGTGGTACAAAGAAGTAATTCTTAAACTGTCGATATAAAATAAACCGAACTGGAGGCCCTTAGGGGCAGGTTCATAAGGAGAAAAACAACATGGCAAATGCAAACACAAAAGGTTTTGGTTTGATCGCAGCAGGTACAATCGGTTCTACACCGGCTACCTCTGGTCAAGGCAAATACTACATTGATGCAGCTATGGGTGTTGATTTATTTCAAGGTAGTGCTGTAAAAAGTTCTGCTGGATATATAGTCACTGCTCAAGCAGCTATCACAAACACTTGCATAGGTGTGTTAAATGGTATTTTTTATAATGCCGCTACAACACAAAAACCTACTTGGGCAAATTTTTACAATCAGCCCATTACACCTGCAAATAGTGAAGACATAACGGCGTTTGTTCTAGATAACCCTAATCAACTTTTCATTGGGGCAACTGATGCGGCGGCAGCACAAGCAATCTACGGTAAAACTGTAGGTTTAACTGTTACTGCAGCAGGAAGTGAAATATCTGGACAATCAAGTTCAACATTAACAATAAGTACAAGTCACATTACTAACAACCAATGGAGATTAGTAAGATCAGCAGAGGACCCATCTAACGATGTAAGCGCACCTTTTAGAAGCGTTGTAGTTGCTCACAATCTTAACCAATACTTTACTGGTGCAGTAACTTGGGCTTAATAGGAGTATAAAAACATGGCAATATCAAGAGCACAACTAGTTAAAGAACTAGAACCAGGTTTGAATGCACTATTCGGACTTGAATATAAACGTTATGAAAATCAGCATGCTGAGATTTATAACGAGGAATCATCTGACAGAGCTTTCGAAGAGGAAGTAATGTTATCTGGTTTCGCTAACGCACAAACAAAAGCTGAAGGTCAAGGTATATCGTTTGACGATGCACAAGAGACTTTCACTGCAAGATACACTATGGAGACTGTAGCTTTAGCTTTCGCGATCACTGAAGAAGCGATCGAGGATAATTTGTATGACAGACTAGCGTCTAGATATACAAAAGCTTTAGCAAGATCTATGAGTAACGCTAAGCAAGTTAAATCTGTTGAGCCTTTAATCAACGGATTACCGTCAACTAACACTTTTAAAACAGGTGATGGCGTTTCTTTGTTTAACACAACTCACCCTACAATAGCTGGTTCGTTCTCGAACACACTAGCTACTCAGGCGGATCTTAACGAAACTTCATTAGAGCAAGCATTGATCGATATAGGTCAAATGACTGATGAAAGAGGTCTTAAAGTTGCAGCAAGAGGAGTGAAAATGATCATTCCTTCAGAGAACCAATTCAACGCTGAAAGACTGATGAAGTCTGCAGGTAGAACTGGAACAGCTGATAATGACATCAATGCAATAGCATCAATGGGTATGATTCCTCAAGGATACAGAGTGAACAACTACCTAACTGATTCTGATGCATGGTACATTATGACTGACGTGCCTAATGGAATGAAATATTTCAATAGAGCGCCTCTAACTACTGCAATGGAAGGTGATTTTGACACTGGCAACGTTAGATACAAAGCTAGAGAAAGATACGCGTTTGGTGTATCAGACCCTAGAGGTATCTTCGGTTGTGAGGGTGCGTAATCAATAAAACTTTTGTGGCCGGACATAGTTCGGCCACATTTAAATAAGAAAGTAATAATATGAAAAAAACTCGAATTAATATCTGGGCCTACAACCATCATGCAAAATTTGAAATAGAACATGAGTTAGATACTCCTGAAAGTATTGAAAAATTAATACTTGACAAGCTGGGAGAAAAAAGTATAATTTGGGAAAATCTCGGAGATAGTTATCATGCGGGATTAAATAGAATAACTTTTGAGGAGGTTATTAATGATACAAGACCTGTACAAACAAAAATGGTCCTTGGAGTTGAAGTGGCAACAGGAGCATCTGGATAATAACAGATACACTCTTGAGATGGTTAGAATAGATGACAAAGTTAAAAGAGTCATTACTGACATCAAGCTTGAAGAAGCTAGAATTGCTCACTTAAAAAATAGCGTTGAAGGCGCTGCTCCACAAGTTTCTGTAGCTACTTAAGCAAAAGCTACATCGTTGGAAAATTCCACTCCACACTGTAGGATCTCTTGCACTCTATTCAAAAATAGTATACAAATTACTCACTATATATTTATAAAAAATAATGAATGCTGACGCGTATAGTCGACACCCCTAGGGACAGTATTCAGATATCTAGGAGGATATTAATATGGCAAATACTACATTTACAGGACCGGTACGATCAGAAAACGGTTTTGAAATAATTGATAAAAGTACAGTTACAGGTGCAGTTACATCTACAATGAGCTTAAAAGAGTTCACAGCAACTATCACAGTTGCGAATGGAGCAACTACTGGAAAAGAAACATCTATCCAGATTCCAACAAACTTTATTCCAATGGCAATTGGGATTGTAGTTACAGTGGCTTCTGCAAACAACGTTAACTTAGTTGACATTGGAACAGACGCTAACACTGATGGATATGTTGACGGAATTGCTATTGCAACCAATACAACTGGTTGGAAAGGTTTCGTAGGATGTAATGGTATTTTAGGTCTTACTGGATTTACACCAGGAGTAGCAGGTTTAGTCGGAGATGAAGTTGAACTTGTGTTATCTGGAGATCCAGGACATGGAGCAGGTGGTGCGCCAGCTGTAACAACTCTCGTTCTTAAAATTTTAGGAATTGACTCGAGTGCTGACACACAATAATTAATTAATGTGGGGTTTCGGCCCCACATATAAAATTTAAGGAGAAAAAATATGGAGTCAGATCAAACAACATTAAACATGGCAGTAATAGGTGCAGATACTTTATCTAGAGCAGGTAGAGCTAGAATTACTTCTATTCAAGGATATGGAATAGCGGCTTCTACTTTACTTATTTATGATGCAGCAACTGCAGGAGCAGCAGCGGCGGGTAATTTAAAAGCTACTTATAAATTTGGAACAGAAGGTTTAGAAGTTTATGTTCCAGGTGCAGGTATTTTATTTGAAAATGGTATTGTTTACAATTTAGCAGGAGCAGGCGGAAGCGTTACAGTAACAATTACCGGAGCGTAGGAGTTTTAAATGGCAATTTCAACAACAGCCAATTTCGAATCTACCTTTTCAATTGATGAAGTAATTGAAGAAGCTTATGAGAGATGTGGTGTTCAAAGTATTACTGGACATCAATTAAAATCAGCTAGAAGAACTTTAAATATATTATTTCAAGAATGGGGTAATAGAGGACTTCATTACTGGACTGTTGGAAATACAAATATCAATTTAGTACAAGGTCAAGCAGAATATATTTTTTACAGAACTGCTGCTGACGGTACAAGTGCTGTTACTGCAGG